CTGATCTTAAACCAGCTATAAGATTAAGAGCAATAATTCAAGCTATAAACAGAACATTCCCACAAATTAATATAACAGGGTTTTTAGACAGCATACAGATACAAGATATTTATTTATGGTTACATAGAAACGAGGGATATATTACTAATTCTGTTGAGGGTGGTGGTGTGCAAGTAGTTAGCAATAGATGGAAAGCTGGTATAGATGATTATACTTTTACTTCCTCTGTACCATCAAGCTATGGAGATGTTAGAGGGGTTAATATTCAGTATCCACCAATTAAAAACAGATATGTTTTTTATGTAGATATTACAGTAACTGATCCTACAGTTAGCTATGATGTTACAATAAAGAGAACACTAACTGATGTACCTTTAGCTACATTTCAAGGCTTAACAGGAAACCAAAATATAAATACAGATTACTTCACTACACAGCAGTATGGTTTTGGAGAGATAGACATAACAGTAGAGATACAGTCAGAGAATACTCTATCTATGTCTCATACAGTAGCCTTAAGGTATGAAAACAGAGAAACAATATCAAATGCTTTCACACTTGAGTTTCAGTCAATATATAACGCTGTAAATTCTGATATTCAAAATACTTTTTATGTATCTAAACAAGTACCAGAAATGAAAGTAATGGACTTTTTAAGTGGTTTGTTTAAGATGTTTAATCTAGTAGTCTTTAAAGAGGATAACAATATATTTACTGCTTTAGCTTCTCAATATATGAATATTGGCAATGCTTATGATATTACTAAGTATGTGGATATGGAAAGTTCTACACTAGAAAGGCTGTTTCAGTATAAAGAAATGGACTTTAAATTTAAAAGTAAGAAGTCCTTTTTAGTACAATTTGCTGATGAGATAAATGGAGTACCTTTTGCAGAAGAAGATTACGGAAGTGAAGAGTGGGATGGTAAAGTATATAATCTAGAAGTACCTTTTGAGAAAATGATGTATGAAAGGTTGAGTAATGAAGACCCACCATTTGCTTTATCTGATATTGGACAGGGTGCTATGATAGACAAAAAATTTGATGCAACAATAGGAGAGCCTTTACTTTTATGTATGGATTATACAGATAGCAATGGAGATTATGCAATAACAGGAACAACAGCAGATACTTATTGGAGACCTACTCAACTAACTTCTAATAACTGGGGTAATGATGTAAATGGTTTAGCTTTAAATTTTGGAGAGGAGATTGATGAATGGCTACAAGTAAACCCTACTAATTATCAAAATTTATTTAGTGCTAATTACTTTGATTATGTAGACAGCGTTTTTGATAGACAAGCAAGGATGTTGAAAGTTAGTGCTTATCTTCCTTTAAGTATAATAACTAAGTACAAATTAAATGACAGATTTATAATAGCAAATAAATCTTATAGAATAAATAGTATAAAAACAAATCTATTAACAAACAAAACAGATTTAGAACTTTACAATAAAGAAGAGTTTGCAAGTCAGTTGGAAAACAGCCAAGTAGCTTATTTAGGTAGAGTAGCACAGTTGACAGAAGCAACTAAAGGAACAGATTTTATTACTGTTTCATGGAGTGCAGTTAGTGGAGCTACTGGATATAATGTTTATTATAATGGTACTTTATTTAGTGCAGAGCCAAACACAACTATAGCACTTAAGGTAAGTGGTTTAGAAAGTGATACGTGGTACAATATAGAAGTAAGAGTTAAATATACTATTGATGGGAATGATGTATTCTCTTTTGATACAGGAATAACAGCAAAAACAGACTAATGATAAAATTAATTTTAGATAGTTTAAAATACGTAAACGGAGAAACAGAAAACATAAGAATAGCAAAGGGAAAGCATAAGCTCCCAACAACTTTAAAAGAGGGATTTAAAGCACTAAAACAAGAAATAAGATGGGAATAGAGAAAACAATAAATATAAATGTTAAATCTAGTAATGCAGAAAAGGAGCTAAAAAAAACTAATAAAGCACTAGATAAAACTTCAAGAGCCGGGAACAGTGCAAGTACTGCTGCAACTAAAACTGGAGCTGCAATGGGTGGACTGGCAACTGCTTCTGGAACTGCTGCTGGAGGTTTAGCATCTGTTGGTGGTGCTATTGGTGGTGCTGCAATTGGATTTACTACTTTAAAAACTAAAATACAAGCTGCTATTGTAAGTCTTAAGACTATGCGAGTAGCTGTAATGGCTACAGGAATAGGTGCGTTATTAATTTTATTAACTTCATTAAAACAAGCGTTTACAAGTTCAGAAGAGGGTCAAAATAAATTTGCAAAATTAATGGGTGTTATCGGTGCTGTTACAGGTAACCTATTAGACATTTTAGCAGATTTAGGCGAGGGTTTAATATCAGTATTTGAAGACCCAAAACAAGCTATAATAGATTTTAAAGATTTAATAGTTGAAAATATCACTAATAGATTTAATGCAATATTAGATACAGTTGGTTTTTTAGGGAGTGCAATTAAAAGCGTATTTAAAGGAGATTTTGATGAAGCTTTGGAGTCAGCAAAAAAAGCTAGTAGCAGTTTTGTAGATAGCTTTACAGGGGTTAAAAATAGTATAGATAAAGCTAAAGAAGCCACAAAAGGTTTTTTAGAAGAACAAAAAAAAGAAATAGGTCAAGCAGCAGCAGTTGCAGATATGAGAGCAAAAGCTGATAAAATAGAACGTAAGTTAATTGTAGACCGCTCAAAGCTAGAAAGCGAAATAGCAAACTTAAGGCTAAAATCAAGACAGGAGGAAGAATTTAGTGCTGCAGAACGAAAACAAGCATTGTTAGATGCTCAAAAACTAGAAGAACAATTACTAGACAAAGAAACTGAATTTTTAGAATTAAGAAGAGATGCACAAATTTTAGAAAATACATTTAGCAGAAGTAATAAAGAAAATTTAACAAAAGAAGCTGAAGCTATTGCAGCAGTAAATAGACAACAAGCTGCTCGTGCAAATGCAGCAAGGCAAGTGCAAAGAGAAGTTAATACTATCTCAAAACAAATAGAAGCAGAAAACAAAAGGATAGCAAACGAACAAAAAGCTGCAAAAGACAAAGAAGTTGCAGAAGAAAAAACAAGACTTGATGCGATTCAAAAGATAAGAGATGACTTTGCTCTTAAACAAAAGGAGAAAGAAGCAGAATCAGAGGTTGAAAAAATTAACCTTGAAGAGCAAAAGAAACTTTCAGAGCTTGAAAAACTAGAAGCTTCGGAAGAGCAAAAACTCGAAGTATTAAAATATTATTCAACATTAAGAACAGAAGCAGAAGAGAAAGAAAATAAGAAAAAAGAAGAGATTGAGAAATTAAGAAAAAAACAAACTCTTGCAGATGCTCAAGGAACATTCAATAGTATAGCACAATTGGCTGGTAAAGATAGTAAAATTGGAAAAGCAATGGCAATTGCAAGTGCAACAATAAGTGGAGTTGAGGGTGTTCAGAACGCTTATTCAACCGCTCAAAAATCTCCAATAACAACATTTTTTCCAGCATATCCAGTAGTCCAGGCAGCACTCGCTGGAGCTGTAGCAGCAAAAAACATTGCAGCAATAAAAAGCGTTAGTGCTGGAGGTGGAGGATCAACAAGTGTTCCAGTTGCTTCTGGAGGTGGAGCTTCTCAACCACCATCTTTTAATGTAGTAGGTGCAACAGAAACAAGCCAGTTAGCAGAAGCAGTTGGAAGCCAAACTCAACAGCCAGTTCAAGCTTACGTTGTTTCAAATGATATCACAACCGCACAGAGCTTAGAAAATAACATTGTTGAGGGTGCAACTTTATAAACGCAAAAAAATAAATTAAAATTTATATATAGATATGAGAATTGTAGAACTTATACTGGATGAAGAACAAGAGATTGGAATTGAAGCCATTTCTGTTGTAGAGAATCCAGCAATTGAAGAGGACTTCATTGCACTTAAAAGCCAAGAGTTTAAACTTGCAGAAATAGACAAAGAAAAGCGTATCTTGATGGGTGCTCTTTTAATTCCTAACAAGCCTATATACCGCAGAAACGGAGAAGATGAATACTATATATATTTCTCAAAAGATACTGTATTGAAAGCTTCGCAGATGTATCTCATGCAAGGAAAACAGAATAACTCAACGCTTGAGCATCAATATCAAATAAACGGACTTTCTTTAGTTGAGAGTTGGATTGTTGAAGATAAGGTGCATGATAAGAGCGTGAAGTATGGAATGGACTTACCTTTAGGAACTTGGGTTGGAAGCGTTAAAGTAAACAATGATAAAATCTGGGAGGAGTTTGTAAAGACTGGAAAAGTAAAAGGGTTTTCAATTGAGGGATACTTTGCAGATAAAATGGAAAGACCGAAAGATCAAACTCTTGGAGATTTCATGACTGATGAGCAAAAGAAAAAAGAACTTGCAGAGATTGAGGAAGCAGAAGCAGAATATTTATTGAAAGAGATAAGAGCTATTATCAAGAATGATAAGAGAACAAAATCTGGAAAGAAAACAATTCTTGAAAGTTATTCTGATTATCCAAGTGGAGTAAAAAATAATGCAAAGCGAGGTCTGGAGCTTAATGAGAAAGTAAATAATAAATGTGCAACTCAAGTTGGTAAAGTTAGAGCTCAACAGTTAGCTCAAGGTAAACCAATAAGTGTTCAAACAATCAAGCGTATGTATTCTTATCTCTCAAGAGCAGAGGAGTATTATGATGAGGGAAATACAAAAGCATGTGGAACAATCTCTTATCTTTTATGGGGTGGCAAAGCTGGTAAACGCTGGGCACTTAGCAAATTAAAAGAACTGGATTTGATTGATCTTGAAGCTCCTTGTCAAGCTGGATACAGACAGTATGGAATGAAGATGAAGAACGGAAAATTAGTACCTAACTGTGTTCCAATAAAATGAGAAGATTTAAAAAATTTATAACTCCAGGAAAGTCATCTCCAAAAGGAAAGAAAAGAGCTTGTTTGTGCGAGGACAATACTTATTCAACTAAATGTTGTGATGGAAGCTTAAGAGCTCAAGGTATTGGAAGCATAACAAGAGCAGCAGATTTTTTGCTTCAAGAAGATAGGAGTTTTATATTACAAGAAAATAATTCTAAAATAAAGTTATAATGGCAGACAAGAAAATAACTGAATTAAGTAACGCAACCGCTTTATTAGGTACAGAAATTTTAGTAGCTGTACAAAATGGCGAAACAAAACAAACAACAGTAAATAAAATAAAGAATACTTTAGTGCCTTATAATTTAACTGTTGAAGCTGGGCAAACTATAAATTTAAGTTCTTCAATATTTGAACAAGCTATGTTGATTCGATTAACGTGGAGTGGTGCGAGTGGTAATATGACTTTAAATTTACCTAGTGCATCGGATAACACAAATAGAGCAATAAGGTTTATTTCAAATGGTGGGTTTGTAACTAACACAAGAGTTTATCTAACACCAATCGGTGGCGATACTTTAGATGGCTCAACAAATTACTATGAGATTAACAAAACCTATGAGGGTATAAAAATCTGGAGTGATGGCAGTGAGTGGTTTATCATCCAGAAAAAAGCTTAAAAATGCAAATTAATTTTTTAACACTTATATATTAATATGAACACGAATGATATGATCGAGAAAATCAAAGACGTTCTTAACTTATCCACAGAGATTAAGTTGGAACAACAAACGTTGGAAAACGGTGCTGTTTTGGAAGCAGAATCTTTTGAAGCTGGCAAAGAAGTTTTCATTGTTACAGAAGACGAGAAAGTTGCTGTACCTATTGGAGAGTATGAGCTTGAAGATGGTAGAGTGCTTGTAGTAGCAGAAGAGGGTTTGATATCTGAAATCAAAGAAGCTGGTGCAGAAGAGGAAACTCCAGAAGCAACAGAAGAAGAGGTTGAAGAAGTTGAAGCAGCAGAAGAAGAAAAGGAAGAGATGGGATACGCTACTAAAGAGGAACTTGCAGAGGTAAAAGAAATGATTGAGGAAATCAAAGCAATGCTTGAGCCAAAGGAGGAAATGAGTTCAGAAGATTTAGGGAATCTTATTACAGAGGAACTTGCAAAGCATGAAAGAACTGAATTGAGCGAAGTTCCAGAAGATGTACAAGCTGAACTTAATGAGCCAGCAGCAGAGCCAATCAAAGCAAATCCAGAAAATAAAGCTTCTGTTAATTTTAACAGATTAGCTTCTAACAGACCAACAACAATTTTAGACCGAGTAATTAACAAAATAAATCAATAATAAATGGCAACAACAACATCAATTACAACAACTTACGCTGGTGAGTTTGCTGGTAAATACATAGCAGCAGCTTTATTGAGCGGAGAAACTCTTAACAATGGTGGGGTAGAAATCAAACCAAACGTTAAGTTTAAAGAAGTAATCAAAAAAGTATCAACTGATGCAATCTTAAAAGATGCAACTTGTGACTTCGATCCAACTTCAACTATTACACTAACAGAAAGAATCCTACAACCAGAGGAGTTTCAAGTAAACTTACAATTGTGCAAGAAAGATTTTCGTTCTGACTGGGAAGCAGTAGAGATGGGGTATTCAACATTTGATCAACTTCCTCCATCATTTTCAGATTTCTTAATCTCTCACGTTGCAGAGAAAGTAGCTCAAAAAACAGAACAAAACATCTGGGGTGGAGTAAATGCTAACGCTGGAGAGTTTGATGGGCTTACGGTATTAATGGGTGCTGATGCATCTGTAAACCTTGCTACAACAACAGAAACTGCTTTCACAGCAGCGAATGTCGCTGGAGAGATTGGAAAATTAGTAGATGCTATTCCTAACAGTGTTTTATACCAAGAAGATTTACACATCTATGTTCCTAACAATGTTTACCAACTTTACTTACGTCACTTAGGTGGTTTTGCTGCTGCTGGAGTAGGTGCTAATGGTTATGACAATAAAGGAAACAACCAAGCATTAAGCAACTTGCTTTATGATGGGATCAAAATCTTTAGAGCTCCTGGAATGCCAGCAGACCACATGGTTGCTGCACAGAAGTCAAACTTATTCTTTGGTACTGGCTTATTGTCAGATTCTCAAGAAGTTAAGGTTATTGACATGAGCGATGTAGATGGAAGTCAAAACGTAAGAGTAGTAATGAGAGCAACTGCTGGAGTTCAGTATGGTATCGGTGGAGACATCGCTCTTTATACGCTTGCATAATTAAATTAATAACTAACGTAGAAAGGGGTGGGGAATATCCCTACCCTTTTTTATTATAAAAAACTAAAAATATGGCATGTGCAGTAACAAGCGGTCGCTCATTACCTTGTAAGAATAGCGTTGGAGGTCTTAAGACAATTTACATTCTTGACTTTGACCCAACGATTGCTGCTCTTTCTGATGATGCTGGAACAATTGATTTAACAACTGGAGGAGATTTCTTTAAGTTTGATATCAAAGGTAACAGTTCTTTGGAAACAGCAGTAAACAGTTCTCGCGAGAATGGAACGACTTTTTATGAAACAACTTTAAACATTACTTTTACTTTCCTTGATGTAGCAACGCAAGAGCAAATCAAACTTTTGAATGCTGGTAGAGCTCATTACGTGGTAGAAGATTACAATGGAAATCAACTGTTAATCGGACATAAGAACGGTGCAGAAATTACTGGTGGTACAATCGTAAGTGGTGCAGCAATGGGTGACCTTTCTGGGTTTACTTTAGTTGCAACAGCTCAAGAAGTAGCTCCACCATACTTTGTAAGCAACTTGCAAGAGGATGGTTTACAGATAGATCCAGACGCTTAATTTAGAGCAAATTAAAGGGTATATTCAAGGGGTTATCTTAATTGGTAACCCTTTTTTTATGCTTTTTATTCATCTCATTTAAGGGCAATTTTAAGCGTTTTACGAGTTGTTATGCTCTCTGTAATATAGGTCTATTAAAAAACCGAGTTCTTTGAACTGACAAAAAACCCTTCTTACAAAATTATGTAAAATACTTATTACATAAATTCCAGAAATATAAGTGTTTTTGCAATTATCATGCAAAATATTTCTTTTTTGTTTATATATTAATATGAAGTTAATTGGAACAAGCGGAAGTAAATCTTTTAAGATAATTCCAAGAGAATACATTACTGGTAGCATCACTGTTAATTTAAAAAGTGAGAGCACTGGATTAAATATAAGCATAACTCCAACAGCTTCAACAGACAGAAATTACTCAACTTTTACAGCAGATTTTGGAACGCTTACGGAGGGAGATTTCTATACGTTGGAAGTAAAGAATGGAAGCTCTGTAATTTATAAAGACAGAGTATTTTGCACAGACCAAACAATTAATCAATCCAACAACGATTATTACTCTGTTAATAGTGGAGAGTATGTCCAGGAGGATAGTTATGACAACGATTACATAATATTATGAATGATTTAAGAGTAGTAAATCTAAGCACATATACCAGTCCAGAGATTGTGGAGAAATCCAACAAAGAGTGGGTTGCTTATGGAAACGACAATAATTATTTCCAGTATCTTATTGACAGATATAATGGAAGTCCAACAAACAATGCTATTATCAACGGAGTATCGGAGATGATATATGGAAAAGGATTGGATGCTTTAGATTCAAACAGAAAGCCAGAGCAATACGCAAAGATGATTTCTTTGTTTCATAAGGATTGTGTAAGAAAGCTCTGTTACGATTTGAAGCTTATGGGACAATGCTCCATGCAAGTGATATACTCAAAGGACAGAAAGACTGTTGCAAGAGTAGAGCATATTCCAGTGGAGAACTTGAGGGCAGAGAAGTGCAATGAGAAAGGAGAGGTTGAAGCGTATTACTATTCAGATAACTGGACTAAAGTAAAGAGAGCGGATGACTGCACAAGAATACCAGCTTTTGGTTATTCAAATGAATCAATCGAGATTGTATATGTAAAACCGTATCGAGCTGGATACAAATACTATTCCTCTCCAGATTATCAAGGTGGTCTTCAATACGCAGAGCTTGAGGAAGAGATAAGCAACTATCATCTCAATAACATCCTCAATGGTTTAGCACCAAGTATGCTAATTAATTTTAACAATGGTACACCTAACGCCGAAGAGCGACAAATGTTAGAAAACCGTATTTACTCTAAATTTTCTGGCAGCTCCAACGCTGGTAAGTTTATCCTGGCTTTTAACGACAATCCAGAAAGTGCAGCAACTATTGAGCCAATCCAGTTAAGTGATGCTCACAATCAGTATCAGTTTTTATCAGATGAGAGCGGTAAGAAAATAATGGTAGCACACAGAGTAGTTTCTCCAATGCTTCTGGGAATCAAGGACAGCTCTGGACTTGGAAATAATGCAGAGGAACTTAAGACTGCAAGTACTTTAATGGATAACACTGTTATTAGACCATTTCAGACACTTTTGATTGATGCGTTTGACCAGATATTAGCTTACAACAGTATAGCTCTTAAATTATACTTTAAAACGCTTCAACCACTTGAGTTTACTGATTTGGAGAACGTAGTTGATAAGGAAACAAGAGAAGAGGAAACTGGTGTTAAATTAAGCAAAGAGCTTCCAGATGAAATGGGGAGTGATATTGCAGATGCTTTGATTGAGCTCGGAGAAGATGAAGAGGAGCTCTTAAAGGACTTTGATATTATTGATGAGCGTGAGGTAAGTTATGAGCATGAAGAGGAGCTTGATGAAGTTATAACTGATTTAAACAAGCCAGAGGAAAAGAGTTTGCTTTCTAAGATTTGGGAGTTTGTAAGCACTGGAAGTGCAAAGCCATATCAAAAGAGTGATCAAGATGGAACTTCTAAGCAATCAAGAGAAGAGGGAAATGAATTTCTTGTAAGATATATGTATGCACCAGCAAGAACAAAATCTACTTCAAGACAATTCTGCTCAAAAATGGTAAGTGCTAAGAAAGTTTACAGAAAAGAGGACATTGTTGCAATGGAAAACAAAGCAGTAAACGCTGGATTCGGAAAAGATGGAAGCGATACTTATTCTATATGGCTTTATAAAGGTGGTGCAAGATGTAATCACAAATGGTTTAGAAAGACTTACGTTAGAAAAGAGGGTGCTAAAGGACTCGGAGATGCAATAAGCACGACAGAAGCCAGAAAGAGAGGTTTTAAGCCAGAAGCAAACGCACAGAAAGTTCCAGTTGCACCAAAAGATATGAAGTATAAAGGATATACAGCAGAGTATTGGAATAAAATGAAATTTAAAAACTAATGGCAACAGCACTATTCATAAGCAGAACTGATCTTGTTAAGAACTCCATCATTGATGGAAATACTGACACGGACAAGTTCATACAATTTATAAAAGTAGCACAGCAAGTTGAGGTGCAGAATCTTCTTGGAACTGATTTATACAATAAGATAAGTGCTGACATCATTGCAGATACTTTGTCTGGAGATTACCTTGATCTTGTAAATAATTATGTGCAACCGACTTTGATTTGGTTTGCTCAAATGACATACATTCCTTTTGCTGCTTATCAAATAAAAAACGGAGGAGTATTTAAGCATTCAAGCGAAACTGCACAAAATGTAGAAAAAAATGAAGTTGATTACTTAGTATCGAAAGCAAGAGAATACGCTAACTATTACTCAACAAGAATGGTTGACTATTTATGTTTCAATGATTCAAAGTTTCCAGAGTATAGAAGTAACTCGAATGAAGATATTTCTCCAGATACTGACACAACGTTTAATGGTTGGGTTTTATGAGATATAAGGTAAAAAAAACTAACCTTAATAAATTAAAAAACTATATAGAAACTAAAAGCGAAAAAGAAGCTAAAAGGTTTTATAGTGATATTATAAGCAGAAATAAAAAACATGTTAAGTAAGATAGTAAAAGCTAAACATAGTAATAAAATTAACAGGCTTAAAGAAGCAAACCCTGTACATAAAGATAAGGTAGCTATAAGTTGGAGACACTATCACAGTAATACTTCGACTTTTACGCTTTATGATACAGGAATGACTGCTACATTCCCTTATGCTTATGGCACTATCCCTGTACCTTTTGATTGCTATGTTTCTAGTGTTACTATGACTGCAAACAAATATAGTAGCTATGGTACACCTACAGGAACAAGTGGAACTATATATATATATAAGGGTTTAAATACTTTAGTTACTTCTAAAACACTAAGCTATACTGCAAGTCAAGGAATGGTATTAACATTTGATTTTGGTACTACTGCTCCTATTGATGCTGATGAAAAAATTACTATACGTTGGTATGCTAATGGTATATGGCGTTATATGAATAGTACAACAATATTAACAGAAAGATAATGAGTAAACCTAAATTAGCACTAATACCAAGCGGATATAAAGGAGGAGATGGAGAGGGTACAGTATATAGTATTCTACCCAATGATGCAAGTGGAGATTTTGACTATGAAAGAAATGGTTATGCTACAAGAGTGCGTAAAGATGGACTTATAGAAGAATTAACAGTAGATGATACACCAAGATTAGATTGGTTAAATAGCAACTGTCCTAGTTTACTTTTAGAGCCACAAAGAACAAATTTAATTTTGTTTAGTGAGCAATTTTCAGGGACAAATTGGGATACACTTAATACAACAATAACTTCAAATACTGTTATTTCTCCTAATGGTACAATGACTGCTAATACATTACAAAGAACTTCTACAAGTGCTTCTTATAGGAGGAACACTATAAGCAAGTCAGCAAGTGCCATAACTTATACAACATCAATGTTTATAAAAAAAGGAAGTGGCAATTATTTCGCTTTAAGAACACAAGGTCTTTATCCATCAAGGGCTATTTTTAGATTTAGATTTGATACGGAAGAAATTTATAATGCAGAGGAATTTTCTAATTTTACTATATTAGATTATGGTGTTGAAAATTATTCAAATGGTTGGTATAGGTTGCATTTTACATATACATCAGACACACATACAGATTTACGTATTGTTTTTACTCCACGAGAAAGTAATGGGAACGTAGTCGCTCCTGATACTTCTGATAGCTCTTATGCTTATGTGTGGGGTGCACAAACAGAAGTTGCAAATTATGTTTCAAGCTATATAAAAACAGAAGCAAGTGCAGTAACAAGATTAAAAGATGATTGTCATTTGTTAAATCAAACACTATTTACTGATTATCCTTTTACAGTTTACGCAAAGGCAAAAGTAGATAATTTCTCAAATGTTGCTTTTAGTCTTATTGATAGCCTTGCAAGTAATAAATATTTATCTATTCAATTTACTTCATCTTCACAAATAGGGGTTTTAAGGCGAGATGCTTCAAATAATGATAGTGATTATTATACTTTTAGCTATTCAATAGGGGATACTTTAAAAATAGCTATTTCTTATGTTAATGATACATCATATAAATTATATGTAAATGGAACAGAATTAGCAGATATAACAAGCGGGTTATCTATACCTTTTGACCATAATGATATTAGTTTAGGGCAATTTAGAATTGCAAGTGATACCGGCACACGAAACAGTATTGACGATTTTAGAGTTTATGACTATACACTAACTGATACAGAATTAACAGAATTAACAAAATGATAAAAGTAGGCAAATATATATTTGATAGCGAGGAACAAGCTGAAACTAAAATAAAAGGTTTAGGGGTAGATACTGATGAAAATGGTAATGAATACCCAACGCATAACCACGCAATAGTAAGACTAGGAAGAGAAGTAATAGAAGAGGGTGAAACTGATGCAGATGGTAATGTAATTAAAGAAACTGTACTAAGTGAAAAATACTTATTAGATCTAGTATGGAATGGTATAGAGGAGCACCCATACGGTTGGAAGAGCTATGCAGTAACACCAAGTGGAGAGCCTTTACACAACTTTTATGGTATTGATTATTTAGAAAATAAAATGTAATGAGTGTACAAGATTTAAGGATAGCTTTTTTTAATGCCATAAGTTTAGGGATAAGTTTTACTGCAGTAGAAAATAGTTTAAAGATTATTCTTCTACTAGCTTCTATAATATACACGTTCCAAAAGATATACGAAACGTACAAGAAAAAAAAGTCTAATGACAAAGAACTTTAAAATTCATGAGTTTGAATGTAAGTGCGGTTGCAAGATGCCACTGGAAGTTTATGAGAATATCATCAAACTTGCTGGACAGCTCCAGAGGTTAAGAGATTATACTGGAAGACCAATCACAATAAACAGTGCTTACAGATGTCCAGATCATAATTCTAAAATAAAAGGAAGTAGCAGAAGCCAGCACTTATTGGGTAAGGCAGCAGATATCACAATCCAAAGCTTGAAGCCAGCAGAAGTCTTTGTAATTATTGAGGACTTGATTGATATGGGAGAACTTTTGCAAGGTGGAGTTGGAGCTTATGATACGTTTACTCACTATGATATAAGAAGAACAAAAGCACGTTGGAATTATGCCAGGAAAGTATAAACAGAAACATGGAACTACAAGAGTTGGAGATGCTCTACGTTGGTTAGTTAGACAAGGAAAGGAAGTAGCTCCAGAAATTCTTACTGTTGCTGGAAGCATTACCGGTATAGATCAATTGAAAGAGTTAGCTGATAAGATAAAAGGAGACAAGGAGCTTTCAGAGATTGACAAAGAGATGCTACTAGAAGAGCTAAGATACGACATGATTGAGATGCAAGAAACAACTAAGCGTTGGGTTGCAGATATGAATAGTGATTCCTGGCTTTCTAAAAACATAAGACCATTATCTCTGGGTTTTTTAACAATTACTTTATTTATTTACATAATTCTTGACAGCTCTTTGGATGGGTTTAAGATTGATTCTAACTGGATTGATTTATTGTCTTCACTTTTATTGTTGGTTTATGGAGGATACTTTGGAATGAGGTCAGCAGAAAAAATCACTAAACACTGGAAAAAATAATTTTTTTGTTTTATATTTAAAAAATAATATATAACTTTGAGCTATTTATTATAAAAAAATGTTTTCTAATTATATAGATACATATATTTCTAAAAAAATAGCAATAAATATATGACTTCGGAATTGTAATCTTATGCCAAAAAAAACTTTAAAATACTGGAAAACTAAGATTGACAAAGTATTTCACGAATATATAAGGAGAAGAGATGCAGACAATGAATCTGGATACTGCTCTTGTATATCTTGTGGAAAGCAAGTGCACTTTTCTGAAACTGATGCTGGACATTTTATATCAAGGCAACATCTTATTACACGATATGATGAAAGGAACGTTCATGCACAGTGTCGTAAATGCAACCGCTTTGAATATGGGAGACAGTATGAATACAGCTTGAAGCTTGGAGAGGAGTTAAGTCAAGAGCTTCTTACATTATCAAGAGGAGTGCTTAAACTTACTGATCCAGAATGGTTGGAAGTATTCCAGGATTTCAAGACTAAGCTTGATGATCTTAAAAGCAAGCAAAACTTTTAATTGTTAATAACTCTCTACGGTTTTAATCTCTATTTTTTATTTATTATCTATATTTGATTAAAGATATAATCTTTGTTTTTTGTTATCAAAGAGTTAACCAACTCGGAAAGAGCCACCTTGATAGGTGGTTTTTTTTTGTAATAATTTGTGAATAATTAAAATATTTTTATAACTTTGGGATATTATTAACTTTTTATAACATTAAACAAATGAATTTATTAGAAAGATTGAAGCCACATTATAAGCAAGAGCTTGAGAAGTGGAACTTAAAGATTCCAGATTTAGTTGCAAGAATCAGTGAAGATTTAGAAAACGAGAGATTTGTTCACAAACTTAGGTATGAAACAATCATTGACTTAAATTTTGTCTTTGGGAGTTTAGATGCTTTCCAATTTTTTGAAGAGCTATGACACATACAGAAGATGTAAGGAGAGTATCATCTCCATCACAAGTTGATTTTTTAAACGCAAGAATTGAAGCTCTTGAAAAGCGTGTAGAATTTCTTGAAGCATTAATTGAAGTAAATAATTTAATAACAGAAGAGGAATGAATAAACAAAAACTAACAGAGTTATACAAAAAGTATAACCTTACAAAAGAAGATTTCTTTAAACATCAACACTATACAATCATTACAAGACAAGGAATTGACAAGATACAAGCTCTTGAGCAAATGAGCGTTAGTTATGAAGTTATAAGATGTGAGCCAAATTTCGCAGTATTTAAAGCTCATGCAGAGAAAGATGGAAAGAGTATTGAAACCTTTGGAAGTGCTTTGAAAGGAGCTAATTACAAAGATGGAAATACTAACTCGTGGTACGTTCCAGAGATGGCAGAAAAACGTGCAATGAGCAGAGCAGTTTTGAAACTAACTGGCTTTTATGAACTCGGAGTATTCGGAGAAGATGAAAGCGAAAGTTTCAAGAAACCAAAAACAGAATTTAAAACCCTTTAATATATATAAATATGAGTGCATTAATTAATTTTAGTTTAAATGTAGCAAAGCTACCAAAGGAGAAGTTTATTGCTGGAAAAGATGGAGCAGTTTACGTAAATCTCACAATGAGCGTCAATGATGAAACAAGATACGGTAACAATACTGGAATCTATGTCAGTCAATCTCAAGAGGAGAGAGAAGCCAAAAAGCAAAAGACTTACTTAGGCAATGGAAAAGTGGTCTGGAACAATGGCACAATCGTAAATGCAGAGCGTGAAGCAGCTCCAGAAGTGGAAGCTTCTCCACAAGAATCAGCAGATCTACCTTTTTAATTTTAAGAGGGGAGCTTCGGCTTCCCTTTTTTTTATATATTTATGATAACAAAAAACTATATTAAAAAATGACAGAAAAGGAAACAACAGACAGAATGTTAATGGAGCTAATCAAGGAAGAGTGCGAGGTCAATACGACAGAAGTTCTTGACTATCCTCCAACTGCTTTGAGTTTAGGAAATAAAACAATCCAGACAAAATCTGGAGAGATAACTTTTCCAGTTCCAATCGGAACGTATGGAAACTTCTCATTTGTTCAAGCTCCTCCAAAGACAAAAAAGACATTCTTTATTACTCTACTTGCTTCGGTATATTTAAGTGGAGGTAATAATTTTGGAGGAAAGATTTTAGGACACAGAGAGGGGAAGTGCTTGATTCATTTCGATACAGAACAAGGTCACTGGCACTCACAACGAGTATTTAAAAGAGTGCTTGATATGGCTAACATGAAAAATCCTGGATGCTACCAGACTTATGCTTTGAGGACTATTAATTATAAACAAAGAATGGAGTTCATCGAGTTCTGCTTAAAGGAAAATGGAGATAAGAATGGAGTTGTTATAATTGATGGGATTGCAGATTTAGTAAGTGATGTAAATAATCTTGAGGAAAGCAATCTATGTGTGCAGAAAATAATGGAGTGGAGTGCAAAGTTTAACTGTCATATTATTACAGTGATACATTCCAATTATGGAAGCGACAAACCGACTGGACATCTTGGATCATTCCTTGAGAAAAAAACGGAGAGTCAAATCCAGCTCGAAGCAAATACAGTAAACAAAGATTGGATAACAGTGAGCTGTAAACGCTCAAGGGGATACGCTTTTGAAACATTCAGCTTTAGCATAAATGAATACGGATTACCTTTTGTTGTTGGAGAGATATATGACCCACTGGAATATTATGTGCCAAAAAAATTAGATGTATGAAGCCATTTTATTACATAAATGAAAAAGAGGAAGAAGAGATTGATTTAATAGATTTATTTGAATATGCTTTTGACTATAAAGTTAATCATAAAAATTTAAAAAAAGGTCTTGACATAATTAAGAAGCATGTTAATATAACAGAAAAATGATAACAGTTAATAGTTTAAGCGGAGGGAAAACTTCCAGTTATATTGCTGCTAATTATAAAGCAGATTACAATGTTTTTGCTCTTGTAAGAACAAGTGATAAAAATTGCATGTTTCCAGATAAAAAAATCAGACAAGAAGTAAGCGACAAACTTGGGGTTGAATTTATTGGAACTTTGGAAGATGATACAATAATATACACAATGATTGATCTTGAGCAGTATATAGGACAAGAAATATCTTGGGTAACTGGAAAGACTTTTGATGAGGTTATCATAAGAGGAGATAAATATTTACCTAATGTTACTCAAAGATTCTGCACTCAAGATATGAAGTTAAAACCAATCTTCGACTGGTGGGATAAAAATTTTACTGATCCAGTTGAGATGCGTATTGGATTTAGAGCTAATGAAACAAGAAGAGCAAAAAACATGATTGAGAAATCTGATAAAAATGGAAACTTATCTTTTAAAAAAATAGTTGGTAAAAGAGGAACAAGAAATAAGTGGGCGGACATATCTTGGCAAAAGCCAGTCTTTCCTTTAATAGATGACAATATTTATAAAGATTCAATTGAAAAGTACTGGAAAGATAAACCAGTTAGATTTGCATATATGAACAACTGTATTGGATGCTTTCACAGGAATCCAGTGCTGTTAAAATTAATGAGTGATAAACATCCAGAGAAATTTCAATGGTTTATAAATCAAGAAAACGAAAAGCGAACTTTTAAGAATGGAATGAAATACATTGATATTAAAAACAGTTTAAAACAAACAGAGCTCTTTGAAGATGACTTCAATGATTGTGACTCTGGATATTGTGGACTATAAATTTAAAGTATGAAAAAATCCCTTGTTGAAATAGCTTATAATAAACACCAAGACTGGATACGGATTGTAAAGTCTTTTGGATGCAACTCCTCAACAGCAGAGGACATTGTTCAAGAAATGTATATACAGCTCCATCTGGATGTTCAGAAAGGACTTGATCTTTGGTATGGAGAGGAAGTTAATACTTATTACTGTTATAAGGTTTTAAGAGGGATTTATTTAAACATATATAAAAAGGAAGCAAAGCAAATAAAAATGTATCTTGAGGAGTTAAATGAATTTAAACAAGCGGAGGAGCTTGGTATTGATGAGGTTGAGTATGCAAATAAAAAGAAAAAAATTGACAATTTAATGGACAAAATGTTCTGGTATGACAGAAAAGTCTTTGAGATTTGTGCTTCTGGAAAGAGCGTTGCAGAATTAAGCAGAGATACAAAAATCAGTTATTACTCACTTTACAATACATATACTAACGCAAAGAAATTTATAAAAGACCAGCTTTGATTGAAACGTTTAACAGAGATTTAAAAAGAGGGAAATATCATGAGAATGTTATCCTGGAGGTAATTCAAAAGAAATACCCAAGAGCATTCATAAAGGATGGATACTGCAAGGAGTATGATATTTTTATCCCAGAGCTTGAAATCGGAGTAGAAGTGAAGAGTGATGAAAAAAGTAAATTCACTGGCAACATTGTAATAGAGATTGAATTTAATAACAGACCATCTGCATTAACCACAAGTAAAGCAAAGTATTGGGTAATCTTTGATGGATATGCTTATCACTGGTTTTTAATAGATCGAATAAAAGACTGCATAAAAGAGAATCATCTCAACTGGGTGGAGTTTATTGGAAAAGGAGATACAAAAAGCAAAAAAGCTTATTTGATAAAAAAAGAAATATTATATAAATATAAGTTATGAAAGTACTTGAGTTGTTTGCTGGAAGCAGAAGCGTAGGGAAAGCAGCAGAATCTTTAGGATACGAAGTTTTCAGCTCTGACATTAATTCTTTTGATGGAATTGATTACGTTGTTGATATTATGGAGTTTGATGTTAGCAAAGTTCCTTTTAAACCAGATATTATCTGGGCATCTCCTCCATGCACTTACTTTTCTGTTGCCAGCATTGGAAGACATTGGAATAAAGACCATACTCCAAAGTCAGAAAATGCACTTGTTGGTGTTGCTATTGTCCAGAAAACTCTGGAGATTATAAGAGCTTTAAATCCAGAAAAGTTCTACATTGAGAATCCAAGAGGAAAGTTGCGAAAACTTCCAGTTGTTAGCGGACTCCCAAGAGCAACAGTTTGGTATTGCAAGTATGGAGATACAAGAGCAAAACCGACAGATATATGGTCAAATAATATAAGGAGCTTGTTAAATCCAAACGGATGGATGCCAAGAAAACAGTGCTTTAATGGTAATCCTCACTGCCATCATGATAGGCAACCGAGAGGGTATCATGCAAAAAAAGCTCTTGGTGTTTTAGACAAAGGAACTCAAGGACTTAAAGGGAATTACAACAGAAGTAAAATCCCAGAACAATTATGTTTAGAAATTTTAAAAAGCTAAAAAATGAGGTTAGGAGATTTAATGTATTACTTTACATATTACACTGGTATTCACTGGATAGTAAAAAAGATTAGCAAAGCAGTTGGAAAAGACTGTGGATGTGATAAGAGAAGAGAAGAGTGGAATGATATTGATTTAGATTTATGGAACAAGTAGATAAACAAAAATGGCTTGAAGTAAGCCAGGAGATAAAAGGCAAAATAAAAGAAGATCAATTCAAGCTTCTTTGTCAGCTTCATTCAAAGTATTTTAACCACCAATACTTTGAGCCATGCGGATGTAAGCCAAAAAGAATAGTGCAGTGGATTGAAGAACTTAATAAATTAAGCAATGAGTAGAAGCGTAGAAGATTGGGAAAGAGCTGTAATAATGCTTTTGAATGCAGATGGATGGGAGCTTACTCACAGAGGAGATGGGTATGACTATGATGCAGAGGGTAAATCACCTAAAGGAGTTGAGGTTGTTATGACAATGAATTTCAGAAAAGCTTACTATCTCCAGAAAATGATTGAAAAGGATAGGTATGATAAACTCCTGGCAACTGGAAAGATTGCTCTTTATTTTGTTAATGATCCTAAAGGCAACTATTTATTTTGGTTGAATGAATTGAAAGAGCTCCAGCAGAAAGATTTTTACTGTCCAGATTCATCTCTTTGGACTAAAAAGAAAGTGCTAAAACCTTGTTATTTAATGGATGAAAAGGATGCTTCAATAATTAATATAAACGAGGTAGAAAAATAATTTAAAAAAAGTTTGTATAAACTTATTATAAAACATACCTTTGGACTATTAATAACAAAAAGCAGATAATTATGATAAGCATTAATAAATTAAAAAACCAGTTAGCCGACAAGCTTTTCGGAGAAGATTATTACAACGACTGTTCAGAGTTTGAGCAGTATATTATTAGAGAAGAGTTAAACAAATTATTTCAAAAAGCATAACATGAAAACAATACAAAGAGAAGTTCTTGAATTTATTTACGAAGAGTTAGACCTTGCAATCAACAGAGATGAGGTAAGAGAGCTAACTGAAAAATTAACAGACATTGAGCCAGATTTCTACATTGAGATTGATGGAGAGGAATACAGATTCATTCACGATGATGACATCTGGGATATTTATGTTGAAACAATCAGAGAGATAACGGAGGATTGCTATGATGTTAAAGCACCAGACTGGTTAGCTATTGACTGGGAACAAACAGCAGAGAACTGCTCTGTTGATGGATATGGACATACTTTCGCTTCTTATGATGGAGAAGAGCTTGAATGTAATTTTGATGGAGCTAATTATTATATTTTTAGAATTAATTAAGATGGAGGAGATATACGTAGAAAAAACAGTTGCTCTCTGGGGTGGAAACAATGGAGAGGTAAACATGGAGCTGGAGGATGGAAGAGTTATTACTTTTCATGCTTACGAGCTTTTCAGAGATCTTCCATCAATTGTTGAGATAACTTTTAATGAAGTGCAAAAAGAAAAATTAAACATGCAAGAGAAATACCAGAAACTTGCTAAATTTATAACAAAATGAAAAAAACAAAAACAGGATTACATATCCAAACAAGAAAGAACAGAATTGAAGTATATACTGAAAAGGAGTTAAAGGAAAAGGAAGAGCAAAGAAAATTAGCCAGACAGTTTATTATCAATGCTGCTATTATTACATTTGCTTCATTAACCTTTTTAATTGGTTTTATTTTAGGTAAAGCATAATGAATTTATTACAGAATCAATCTTACAACCTCTGGTTTAATTGGTTAGCCGACAAAATAATGGAGTGGAAAGATGCAAAGCCACTTAATAAAGATTTAAGGAATTGTGTCAAAGCAATGAATGAGGTCGGAATGTTTACCAATACATTAAGGACAGAGCTGGAGATAATGACAAAGAGATACAATCTAATGAGGTCACAGAAAAATGATGAGATTCAAAACCTTAAAGATCATATTGAAAACTTAACTAATGAATTAAAAAAATACGACATGCACTATACTGACATGCCAGAAGAAACAACTTATTGTAGAACTTGCGACAAGGAAACCGATGGGGATACTTATTGCTCAAAAAACTGTTACGATTATGACACAGAATAAAATTACGCTTCTGGATGGGAAGCAATACGACAGAGCCGATTTGCTCAAAAAAATGGATGATGATACTTTCTATTATGGAGAGCTCAACAAATTAGCTTTGAGTAGCAGTAGCTTGAAGCAGATTCTTGCAAGTCCAAAGACTTACAAATATTCACTTGAATATGGAAGTGGAGAATCACAAGCACTCAGAGATGGATGGTTATTTCACACCGCTATATTAGAGCCAGAGGTTTTCGCAGCACAGACTTTTATTGATGTGCAAAGCAAGAATACAAAGAAATTCAAAGAAGCAAAGCTGGAGCTTGGAAGAGTATTCACTGCAAAAGAGAGAAGTGATGCAGAGCGTTTAGTGGATGCTTTCTTTAAGAATGAACATGCAAAGGAACTGATCACAAAAGCAGAGTTTGAAGTTCCTGGAATTGATAACATTAAAGGACTACCATTTCGAGGTAAAGCAGATGTTCTTGCAGACAACAGAATTGTAGATTTGAAGACATCTTCCTCAAGCGTTAAGGACTTTCACTATTCAGCACAAAAATATTCTTATGATGTGCAGTGCTTTCTCTATTGCAATTTATTTAATAAGAAGCATGAAGATTTTTATTTCTTAGTGCTCGACAAAGGAAGTCTTGACATCGGTATCTTCAACTGCTCTGAAAACTTTTACCACAGAGGAGAGGAGAAAGTAGAGAAAGCTCTCAAGCTATATGAAAAGTTTTTCATTGATGGAGCTGACATTGATAACTATTGCTTAACTGGACAATTATAAAACAATTATAAATAAATAAATAACATGAAAACAACAGAGATTAAAAGAGGAGAATTTCAACCTTATTACAACATCAAGAACTTAAAGATGGCAGAAGTCAATCGAGATGTATTTTTAAAACATTCACAAAACTTCAAGGATAAATTGAATGAGTTTGGATGGATGATGCCAATTGTAGTTTCAAAAGATGGAGATATTATTGAGGGACATCACAGAGTGGTATCTGCTAAATTATTAAAGCAGAGAACAGTTCCAGCTTATATCGTGGACTGGGTAGATACTCAAGACCAGAAGCAACATCTTAATGCAATCATAAACCTAAACAATGGAAACAAAGCTTGGACAACTTTAGATTATTTAAAAGCTTTTGCTAAAGAGAATAAGGATTACAAAACAGCTTATACTAATTATATTAAAAATTCTAACAACATATCTGCTGGAAATATTGTGCACCTTTTCTTTGGATCAAATCCTGGAGGATTTAAAAAAGGAGAGTGCAAAATAAAAGACTTAAAGTTTTCTTTATATCTTTTAAGAAAAATATCTAATTTAGTAAGCAAATATGGAAAGAGAAACATTCAAGCTTATGGAGTTAGAGAGATGATAAAAATAGGATACATCAGTGCTTTTAATGACTACGAAGCAATGGACTTCCTATTCAAAGAATATGGAAAGTTGGCAAAAATAGAACATCCAGCAGCAACATCAATTTTAAGATTCAAGCCATTGATGGAAGCAACGCTACTGGAATTTAATAAATTAAGAAAAACAGTAAAAAATGAAATTTGATTTAAACATTGAGTACTTAGGAAAGAAAGAGAAAAAAGGAGATACGGAGAAAGATATGTATCACTTGAGCTTCAAAACTTACAATGCAGAAATATCTGGAAAGTTTGAGAGAAGTGAAATAAGACATTTGATTCAGCAACTTGACAACGCAATAGTATGAGAGCAACATATTTACATTACGAGAACGGAAAGGGATACGATGTTATCGACTTCATAAAAGACTACAATTTAAACTTCAACAGAGGGAACATCATCAAGTATGTATGCAGAGCTGGAAAGAAAGAAAGCGAGTTGAGAGACTTGGAGAAAGCAGCAGACTATTTGAGGAGAGAGATTGAGTTCTTGAGAGATGAGCAACAGAAATGGATTGAAAAAAATAAATAAAATGAAATTACAGAAAATAGGAGAACAGATAAAAGAAATGACTGGAGTTGATATATTCCAGCAAAGCAGAAGACGAGATCTTGTGGAGATGAGAAGCGTTGCAAACGTATTCATGCGTGAAACTTTAGGAATGGGGTGGACAGAGATTGTTAGAGAATACAGAAAGAATGGATTTAAAACAACGCACAGATCAGTGATGTATTCTTGTGAAACTTATCCAGACCACAGTTTCTATAACAAGGAGCTTCCATTGATTCATGAAACTCTTTTAAATGATTCCAAGATTAATATCATAAGAAAAGTATCCACCTTATCTCCAGAGAAACTGGAAGCTATTGAGGAGATACTAAAATAATAAGAAAAAATTTATATATAAGTATGGAACTGATTGATATAAGAAAAGTAATAAAGAATCCAGACAATCCAAGAATCATAAGGGATACAAAGTATCATAAACTTGTTAAAAGCATTAAAGAGTTTCCAGAGATGCTTAAGCTTAGACCAATTGTTGTAAACAATGATATGGTTGTGCTTGGAGGTAATATGAGATTGAGAGCTTGTAAAGAAGCTGGATTGAAAGAGGTCTGGATAATGAAAGCAGACAATCTTACTCCAATGCAAGAAAGAGAGTTTGTCGTAAAAGACAATGTAAACTTCGGAGAGTGGGACTGGGATTTATTGGCTAATGAATGGAACTCCGTTGAGCTTGAGGACTGGGGTATGGATAACTGGCAGAATATGGATGACATTGAAACCAGTGATGCTTTCTCACTTCCAGATGGAGAGAAAGAGCCATTTCAACAGCAGACTTATACTCTTGCAGATAAACAAGTGGAGTTCATAAAAGAAGCAATAAAAGAAATAAGACAAACAGAGGAGTTCAAATACGTTGAAACTTTTGGGAATGAGAACTCAAATGGAAACGCTTTATATTTATTAGTAAGCCAATGGGTAGAGCAAAGGAAATAATCGTAAAAGTTATAAACTCTAAAGTAGCGAATGCTTTTGTAAAAAAACATCACTATTCTGGAAAGGTTGTTAATATGAGCAGTCTGCACTTCGGATGCTTCCTGGATAACCAATTGCATGGAGTAATGAGCTATGGAAGTCCAATGGATAAAAGAAACGTTCTTCCTTTAGTGGATTCTGGTGAAACAGATATAAACAAGAGATGGAATGAGATGTTAGAGCTTAACAGAATGGCTTTTGATGATTATCTTCCAAAGTATTCAGAGAGTAGATGTATTGCAATCAGTATCCGCATGATCAAAAAGAATGCACCGCAGATTAAATGGATATTAAGCTACTCGGATGCAACGCAGTGCGGAGATGGAACAATATACAGAGCCAGCGGATTTAAGCTAACACAAATAAATAAAAACGGAACAATATATCAACTTGCAAATGGAGAGATAGTAGCGAAGCGTGGAGATAGTAAGTATGACTTTAAAGGAGCTAAAGCTCTTGAAGGATTCCAAAATAGGTACATTCTCTTAATAGATAAAAGCTGTAAGATAGTGCCAGAGATATTAGACTTCAAAATGATTGATGAGCTTGGAGCTGGTATGTATAAAGGAGAAAAAATAACCCTCCAGGAGAGGAGGGAAACTTAGAGCGGTGAGGTCGATATGAACGCCATCTCTTGACTGGATGCCAAGTATTTTACTTTTAAACTACCACCGCATTTGAATAGAATGAAAACATTGAGATAAAGTTACAAAAAATAAGGATATAATATAAAAAAGTTATGAACAAAACTGAACAACATAAAAAAGCAATAATTGAAGCACTGGAGAAATCTCTGGGTGTGGTAACAACTGCATGTAAGAAAGTTGGAGTAGGAAGAACAACATTTTATGGATGGTTAAAAGATGATCCAGAGTTTGCTGAAAAAGTAAATGATATCCAGGAAATCGCTCTTGACTTTGTTGAGAGTAAATTATTTGAAAATATCAAAGATGGTAAAACAGCAGAGATGATCTTCTACTTAAAGAGCAAAGGAAAGAAAAGAGGATACGTTGAAAGACAAGAAATAACTGGAGCTGATGGAATGCCAACTGATTTTAAAATTGAGATAATTGACAAGATCAAGGATACAGACTAACATTGTCTACCGCCATTTGCAGAACAGTACTGGCAAAATAGCAATACACGAGGGTGGAACAAGAAGTGGAAAGACTTGGAATGTTTTACTCTTCCTTGTTTTTGACTATTGCTTAAGCTCTAAAGGAAGAACATTGACTATTTGCAGAAAGACTTTCCCAAGCGTTAGAGCTACTGTCATGCGTGATTTCTTAACTATATTGAAGCAGTATGGACTTTATAGAGAAGAGAATCATAATAAATCAAATAGTGAATACAAGCTAAATGGAAATCTCATTGAATTTATTTCTGTTGATCAACCGCAAAAGATAAGAGGTCGCAAAAGAGATATCTTATTTATTAATGAAGCCAATGAGCTGGACTATGAAGATTGGCAACAGTTAGTATTCAGAACGCAAGAGAAAATCATAATTGATTACAATCCATCTGATGAATACCACTGGATATATGACAAGGTTATCCCAAGAGATGATGCTGACTTTTATCGAACAACTTATTTAGACAATCCATTCCTGGAGCAGAGCATCGTTGAGGAGATTGAGCGTTTAAAGGAAACAGATGAACAATACTGGCAAATATACGGACTTGGACAGAGAGGAATCAGTAAAGCAACTATCTTTAAGTATTATGAAACTGATAAGATTCCATATGATGCAGAGTTTGTGAGCTTTGGAGCTGATGCTGGATATACAAATGACCCAAGCACTTTAGTATCTGTATATAAGAAAGATTACAATCTATATATCCAAGAGCATCTTTATAGAACAATGATGACAACAAAGGATTTAAGCGACCATTTTAAACAAGTGGGAGTTGGGAGGAATACTATCTTTTTTGATTCAGCAGAGCCACGTTTAATTGATGAATTGAGGAGAATGGGACACAATATACAACCATCATTAAAAGGAAGAGATTCTGTAAATGCTGGTATTGATTTATTGAAGAGATTCAAGATACATATTACAAAGGATAGTGATCATGCAATCCAGGAGTTTAGAAACTATAAATGGCAAGAGGACAGAAGTGGAAAGCTGACAAATAAACCAGTGGATAAGAACAACCATATTATTGATGCTGTCAGGTATGCAACTTACTCATTATTAAGCAGACCGAACTTTGGTAAATATGCTGTCCATTAATCACTAAAAAATTATTAAATTGTTTATATATTAATAAGCACAAGAATATGAATTACAAAATTACAATACCAACTTCATTAAATGAGATAACTCTGGGACAGTATCAAGAGTTTGTTAAATTAAGTGAGCTCCCAGAAGCAGAGCTCCAGTTGAAAGCAGTTGAAATCTTCTGCAATGTGCCAAAGGAAGCAGTTAGAGGAATGAGAGCGACTGATATTGCAGAGATATCTGAAATCATAAACAATATGTTTGATACTAAGCATCAGCTCATTAATAGCTTCAAATTAAATGGTCAAGAGTATGGATTTATTCCATCACTGGAAGATATGACGTTTGGAGAGTATATTGACTTAGATACTTTTATCGGAGACAATGATAATCTGCACAGAGCTGTAAACGTACTCTTTAGACCAATGGAGATGAAGAGAGGAAACAGATATTTCATAAAAGAATACAATCCAGATAGTTTTGAGATTGCAAAAGAGTTTCCTTTGGATGCAGTGCTTGGTTCTATTGTTTTTTTTTACAATTTAGGGAAAGACTTGTCTACAGTTATGATCAACTCTTTGGACAAGAAGAACGAGCAGATTTTAGCGGAGTATCTAATTTCACAAGAAAATGGGGATGGTACAACTCCATCTTTGCAATCGCTAACGGAGATATTACAAAGTTTGAATATATCTCTAAATTAAATGTGCATGAATGTTTAACATTTTTAACTTTCTCTAAAGAAAAGAATGAGTTGGAAGCCAGACAAATAAAAAGTAAATTCAAATGAGCAATACAGGAGTAAGAGGATTTTATCTATTAATTGAAGCAATCAAAAACCAGCTTCTTAATGATGTCAATGTAAATACAGTAACCACTGGAGATATTTATGACATTGATTTATCAAAGCAGAGCATCTTTCCTTTGTGCCATATAATTATAAACAACGTAAGCACTCAAGAGCAAACGCTAACTTTTAACGTAAGTATTCTTGCAATGGATATCGTTGATGAAAGCAAAGAGGAAACAAGTGATATATTCAGAGGTAATAATAATGAACAAGATATTTTGAATACTCAACTTGCTGTTCTTAATAAGCTGGTAATGGTTTTGAGAAAAGGAGTTCTTTACTCGGATCAATATCAACTGGATGGAGATGCAAATCTTGAGCCATTCTATGAGCGGTTTGAGAATCGACTTGCTGGATGGGCAGCAACATTTGATGTCTTTGTTAGAAATGACATTGATATATGTTAGCAGAGAAATACTTAAGAGATGAATTGAACAAGTTTGCAAAGTATGTGATTCAGCAAAGCAGAAGCAACTTAACTAAAGGCAAAAAGAACGCTTCTAAGGATCTATACAATAGTTTGGGGTATGATATATCTCAAAGTGCAAAGGAGACGTCAATGGCTTTTAAAATGGCTGATTACGGAGATTTTGTAGATAAGGGAGTTCAAGGAAAAGATAAAAGCATTAAAGCTCCAAACAGTCCATACAAGTTCGGTAGAAAGACTGGAAAGAAAGGTGGATTGACTAAGGGCATTGATAAGTGGGTAAGGAGAAGAGGAATACAGTTCAGAGATAAGAAAGGAAGATTTTTAAGTTATGAGCAAACTTCTTTCATTATAACAAGAAGCGTTTACAGCACTGGAATAAAAGCAAGTATGTTTTTTACAAAGCCATTTGAAAGAGCATTCAAAAGACTTCCAGATGATCTTGTAAAAGCTTATTCAATAGGAATTGAAAAACAGATACAAATAAATTTAAAAGAGAAATAAATGTCAAAGATTAATGCAAGAAGTCCATATTATATAAATATAACAGCTACAAATTTACGTAGAGTAGATATGGAGTTATATGTATACACTGGAACGCAAACAACAGACAGAGATAATAAATTCACATTGACATCTTTTGCAATAAATGAAAATGTAACTTTTGAGATAGGAGAAATAGTAAGAGATTATCTTTTACAGACTTTTGATGGAGATTATGAAACTTTAAATGTTTGGGTAGATTATAGAACAAAATTAACTACAACAGTCTCACAGCAAGATTATGGTGCGTTTACTCAATTAGTAGGTTTTGATGGATACGGATACTATGAAGATGAAGCAAATCCAGAGAATGATTCTGGACTTTTACAGAGCAACAATATTGTTGTTAAACTTGATGATGCTCCAGCAACTATTCCAGTTGATACATCAACAGCAAATCAAGTAACTTATGAGCTTAATGGAGAGCTTGTATATACTAAAGCAATAAGCAGTAGCTTAGAAAGTGATGAGCAAATAGAATACGTTACTAATGGAATTAATGGTGCAGATGATTTTGAAAATAGAGTAATACAAGATGGAGGAACTTTTGAGGACAGTTCATGTTTGCAAGAGTTTTCAGATGATTTCATTTTATTTGATTTTGATACTATTTATATTGATACAGATGATGGAGTTATAAAGCTAACAGTTGATAATATCCAGGAGTGCAAATATCAACCGCACAAAATTACTTTTGTAAATAAGTTTGGAGCTCTTCAAGATATATGGTTTTTTAAGAGATCAAATGAAACTCTGACAACTAAAGATGAATCATTCAAAAGAAACATCATTGTCAATGGAGCTTATAATTCAAGTAGACATCAAGATAAAACTCTTACAAAAAATGGAAGTGAAAAGCTAACTTTAAACACTGGCTTTTATCCAGAGGAATACAATGAAGTTTTTAAACAGTTACAGCTTTCGGAAGATTGCTGGATTGAGATTGAAAATAAAACTCTTCCTATAAAAATAAGCGGTGGAAGTTTCTCTTATAAAACAGTTATCAATGATAAGTTAATTAATTATACAATTGACATTGAGTTTGCTTTTGATACTATAAACAATATACGTTAATGCAGATAATAGAGCTTTATATAAAAGGATACAAGAGGTTAAATGGTGCAGTAAATTCTACAGCAGTTAATAAACTTATTGATGGCACTGCTAAATTCACAGAAACTATTGAAGTAGGAGATTTAGTTACAAACCAAGAAACAAATAGCACAGCAACAGTAACAGCTATTGACAGTGATACTCAGTTAAGTTTATCTATTGATTTGTTTACTACAACACAAGTGCCTTATAGAATTACAAGTGATTATTTTAGAGCTGATTTATTTAAGGATGAGAGCATAAGTATTACGGATAGTTTGTTAAATGTAAGAGATATTAAAAAAGTCTTTACACCTTTTTCTAAACAGTTTAATCTTCCAGCATCTAAGCTAAACAACAAACTATTTAGGCACTATGAAAATACAGATATAGTAGATAGTTTTGATGCTAGATATAGGCACGATGCAATTATTAAACTAAATGGAATTGATTATAAAAAAGGAAAGATACAGTTTGGTAGCGTACAATTAAAAAACAATAAAGCGTATTCATATAAAGTAACATTTTTTAGTGATACAGTAGATTTAAAAGAAATACTAGGAGATAGTAAACTGTCTAGTTTAAACTATGGGGATATAAGCGAGTTTATATACAGTCAAGCCAACATACTAGATATGGCTACTAAAGATGATGCTTACCTGGAAGCTAGTGGAGTTTTAAATAGTTCAGATATTAAAGTACCTAATATACACCATAGTAAAAATATGAGGTTTAGTAATAGTGGGTATAAAGACAATGCAACAGGAACTAGTTTAGAGTGGACTGATTTAAAACCTGCTATAAGATTAAGAGCAATAATTCAAGCTATAAACAGAACATTCCCACAAATTAATATAACAGGGTTTTTAGACAGCATACAGATACAAGATATTTATTTATGGTTACATAGAAACGAGGGATAT